ATTGGGGTAATACAATGGCCGCTTCGTCGACCGAGATGCTGGTTAATAGTGACGGTCTGGTGGTCAATGCTTACCACAATGCCGAGGGCCGGGGGAACTACTTCCCTGGTTCCGCGGGCACGTCTGAGGGTCAGTTCCTCTTCATCATCGGCAACATCCGGGCGTACAAGGCCACGGGTAATCTGATCGCCAAGGAGATGGCCGAGCTGGCGCTGAAGAACCTGCTCCGGGTCGTCTACCGAAACATGCCTGTCCCAGACCTCGTGGACCGCACCCACATCTTCGCCCCGCACTGGCTGTTCAACGTCAAGTACCCGTTCGACTCTTCCATCATCTACTACGACCGCACGGTGAATTTCGTTGGCGGCGTTGGGTACATCGCTGACACCCGCACCCGGTACGTCTATGGCGCCCGCAGTCTCGACTCGGTGCTGCTGTGGGACAACCCTTACTCTCCGCTCACGGCCGGCGCAGCGTACAACGTGGCCTCTTCGGTCGCAGTTGTGGGCATGGGGATCAAGGTCACGCTGACCACTGGTTACACGGGCACGCTTTTCGTCACGCACTCCATCCAAGCGGGCGAGGCTATCCAGGTCAGCGAGCCTTTCGAGGCGTGGCCAGACTGGCGGAAACTGGAGCCCGGCGAAATCGCCTGCGCGGCTGACGTGTTCGTTTGGGCCCACCGGGCGTTCACCCTGGCCGCTGAGGTCTTTCCCAATCCAACCTGGAGCATGGCCGCTCGTGCCACCCGGGAACAAGCTGCGATTGCTTTCGACATCAATGACTCCCGCGACTGGGTAAAGCGGAGCTGGGCAAAAAGTGCCTTCGCCATCGGATCGCGATTCTCCTACAGCACGCGCGTACCGGCCCCGATCTACGCGACCGATGCAAACGGAAACGTGGTGGTCACGGTCCCCACCTACGGCGCTGGGGGCAAAGAGGTTCAGTACGGCAACGCTTCGGTGCTGGACGTCTACGGCACTAACGACGTTACCGCAGTCGAGATCGGCTCCAGCACCCCAGTAACCGTTACCCTCTACATCGACCCGGCACAAAGCTACTCCGCGGCGCAGCGCTACTCCGCTCAGGTTGCCCTGGCAGGTTCCGGCCTCCAGACCGTCCAGCTATCACGCGCCAGCTTCAAGAACCCTGCCGGGCAGACGATTCCAGCGAACATGCCGGTCTACACCTTCGGGGTCCAGACCAGTGCAGATCTGATGCACACGGTCACGATCGGTCGAGTCCGGCAGACACCGCCACGCGACGTTGCGTACTACCCCGGGGCGATCCCGTTCACTGCCAACTTCCAAGGCAACCCCGCGCAGCTGATTGACTGGCGCGGCCCGATCTACATGGGCTACCAATCGCCGTATATGTGGCTAGTGATTGGCAACAAGGCCGCGGCGGTCACGGATGTGGCTCTGCTGTCGGACGCCCAGCAGCAATGGAAGGTACAGACTGGGATCGCCAAACTCGGCCCGTTCGCCCCTGTGTTCATCTTTGACCGGAGTGATGCCGTTCAGTACGGCACAGCGAACACTTTCGGCTGGGAAGGCCCGGATCCTAACACCCGCTGGGGGGGCTACCAGTACCGGCCACTGCCGGAGCTGATCGAAGCAGCAGCTAACCTACCGGTTGGGGATGCCATGCGGACAGAGGCGATCCGGGTAGCACAGAACTTTCTCAAGTGGCTGGCGCAGGATCTGACCTGGCTGCCGATGTGGGCTCCATGGTCGAACAAATTCGCAGAGGGGATTGAGAATTCCCTGGCGCTGGCTTGGTACACGATGCCTGTCGTCCCGATTGGCGCGGAGGCTTTTTCAGCCGCGATCAACAAAGCTTCGGCGCATGCGTATTTGCCGACCGACACCGAAGTGCCGATGCTGCCTTACTGGGATCCGTATTCGTACCCGATCCTACCGCCGCTGGAATTCCCTCTCCCACGTGCGCCCTTTGGCCCACCTACGGATTTCCCCCGTGGTGCAGCGGAGACGAACTACCCAGAGCCGCACATGACGGCGCTGATCATGCGTTCGGTGATCGAGCTGGACGCAATCCTCCGGCCGGCTGGCAATACTACCGGGGTGATGCAGATTGAGCACCGCGCCCTGATGTCAAAGTGCATGGCCCTGCTGGAAGCGATGTGGATCGAAGAAGGCGTGATGGCCGGCACCTTCAGCAACAACAGTGCTGCTCACGAGTGGTACGGGTTTTGGCATGGCGAGATCCTGGATACGCTGTCTCAGGTGTACCTGTGGGCCAGCCGTCCGGACATTGCTCGACCCTCGGTGGCCGCTCAAGCTAAGTACTGGATCGACGGGATGCTGCGTTTCAGCAAGTCCTCGGTGTTGCCCGCGACTGGCGCTTTCCAAATCACCCCGTGGCGCTACACCCCGAACTGGAGCGGGCGGATCGTCGAGGACTTCGAATACTCCACCAGTGTTTTCGAGTCGTTCAGCGGTAAGGAACAGCGGATTTCCGTTCGCCCTGAACCCCGCCGCAAGTTGACCCTCCGCCATCTGCTGCAGAAGAAAGACGCCCAGGGGTACGACGCACTGCTTCGCGCTCGCCAGAACCTGCCGATGCTGGTTCCTCAGTGGCAGATGGCCGTAGCCGTGACGGAGGACGCGCTAGTAGACCAGGACTATCTGCTGGTTGCGTCGACGGACCTGACGGCCTTCACTTGGGGGCAGAACTTGGCGCTCTCGCGAGACGGCGGTGCCATAGTTCTGGTGAAAGTCGCCTCCACCGAGGGTAACCGGATCAATTTGATCTCGGGCCTATCCGCTTCTGTGAAACTCGGCGACAGGGTCATGCCCGCCTGCAACGGTCTGATCGACCAAGACCTCTCGGCCACTCGCTACACCGGCACGGTTCTCGACAGCCAGACCAGCTTCCGGATGCTGCCCCAGGAAGACATTCGCGAGCTTCCGGTCAGCCCCGCAGCAATGCGCTTTCTAGTCGGCACGGACAACCGCGAGGTGATTACCCGTAAACCGAACTGGTCCAAGGAGCTTTCGGTCGGTCAGGCGTGGAGCTTCAACACCTCTGAGGACTTCAGCAGCGGCCCGATCGTGCCCATAAACGGCCGCTCTCAAGGCGCCCGGACGATCCAAGCATTGTGGTCACTCAAGACCAAAGCTGAGATCACCGACCACCTGGGCCTGGTGCAGCGTCTTCGTGGTCGCCGGTACGCTTGCTGGCTGCCATCGTGGACGGATGATTTTGTCCTCACACGGGATGTCACCAGTCAGACGCAGCTGTTCGTGCAGACGAACGCTTTCATTGATCTGGGCACCACGGATGACCCGGCCGTGGCAGTCTTTGTCAGGTTCCGCGATGGCCGCTCATTCGCCGCCCGGGTCGCCAGTCACCTTGAGGTAGGCAGCGATGAAACTCGGCTGACCCTCGACCGGGCGCTCGGCGCGACAGCGACCATGAGCCAAGTAGAAATGATCAGCCTGTTGTACCGAGTGCGGCAGGTGAGCGACACTTCAACTATTAGCTGGCTCTCGGACTCAGTAGCTGAGACCGCAGCGGCCTTTGTTTCGGTTTACGGGGATATCTAGACTGCGACGACGGGAGGGTGTAGCTGTGGGATTTGATTCAACCAAACGATGAATATTCAACGTAAAGTATCTTCGACGCAGCGTACCTGCATGAGAATGGAAGTAACAAATGTCATATAGCGCCATAGAAGCCAGCGTTGACCTCGGGCAGCCCACGACGCTGTTTGAGTTCATTTATGGCACCACGTCCGGCGATGCTTTCCGGTACGCCACCACAATCGACGAGGTCAGCCTGGCGGGTCGTGCTTGGTCGCCCCAGAACCTGACCCACTCAGAAATCAGCAACTCCGGCGTGCTGGACCGAGCTGAGCTGACCGTCACTGCCCGGTCGGACATAGAAGTGGCCCAACTCTTTATCGCCGCACCGCCCAGCCAACCTGTCGTGCTGAACATCTGGAGGGGGCACAGTCTTACTTTGACCGACGGCTGGGACTCGTTTGTGCGGGTGTGGACCGGCCGGGTGCTGTCCGCTGCGTGGGAAGAGGCGGACGTGCAGTTCAAATGCGAGCCAGTGGCAACGTCGGCCAAGCGCGTCGGCTTGCGTCGGCACTACCAGTATGGCTGCCCGCATGTGCTATACGGCCGGGCCTGCGGCGTCTCCGAGATCGCGAACACCGCTCCTGGCCGAGTCGCTTCAATCAACAACGGGCAGGACCTCGTTGTAACCCTGCTCACGGTGCCAGTGAACGTCACTCCAGCTCAAATGATCGGGGGAGTCTTTACCCTGCAACTGCCGGACGGCCGCTCCGTTCGGCGCTCGATCACTGGGGCCGAGGCACAGGGCGGCAGCGTAAGGCTGACCCTCATGGGGACGGTGCCCGAGTTGGCGGTCGGGATGCTGATCTACGTCGCCCGTGGCTGTCTGCACAACTTCGACGCCTGCAAGACCTTCAATAACACCAGCAACTACGGCGGCTGCCCAAACATCCCGACCAGAGACCCGTTCCGGGCCAACACTTTCTAGGAGTTCGTCATGTGGCCAGTTTGGGTAATCCAAGTCATCATCGCAATCGTTACGGCTGTTGTGGCCTACGCCCTGACACCAAAGCCGAAAGCCCCACCCGGGCAGAAGGCACAGGACGTCACATCCCCAACCCTTGACGCAGGCACCCCGTTGCAAGTGGTCTTCGGCAGAATCCGTGTGCGGAACCCAAACACCCTCTACTACGGCGGCGACCGCACCACGGAGATCAAGAAATGACCGAGAATATCCGCGTTATTCCCCAGGACGCCCCCGCTGCGGGTATGTGCCTCGCTGGGGCGCGTGAGTGGGCAAAACTAAACGGGCTGGATTTCAGGCAGTTCCTCAAAGAGGGCACGCCCATCGAGGAGATCCGAGCGCTCAACTGCCCTCTAGGCAACCGGGTTTGTGACGCCGCTGAGAGGCGCACCGCCGCTGAAGGAAACGCATAATGGGTGGCAGCGCCAAGAAATCCGTCGTCGGTCACAGATATTACAGGACCATGCTCCTGGGGATCTGCCATGGCCCAATCGACGCCATCCGGTCAGTATGGATCAAAGACAAGCGAGCGTGGGCGGGTAACCTGCGGATCAATGAGTCGGGGGTTTCGGCCACCAACTACATCGATCAAAAGGGCCTGTTTGGCGGTGACGATCTGGAAGGCGGTGTCGTCGGCTGGTTTGAGCTGGGGCACGGCGCGTTCAACCAGACGCTGATGGGGATCAACTCCGACGGCACCAGCACCACGGCACCGCTGATGGCCATGGGCATTACACGGCCGAACCAGCCCCCACTGGGCACGCATTACCGCGGCATGGCCGTGATCAACTTTCATGACTTCTACTGGGGCACCAACCCGTACCTCAGCGATATTGCGATTGAAGTCGAGCGGTACTTCAACGCCTGGTATCCCGAGCGAGCCAAGATTGGGGTGGACGCCAATCCCGCGCACATCATCTATGAGAGCGTCACCAGTGATCAATGGGGGTTGGGTTACAGCCCTTCCGAGATCGACCTGGATGCTTTGGCAGTGGGCGCGGCGAAGCTCTACAACGAGGCGCTGGGGCTCTCGATGGCCTGGTCCGAACAGCAGACCATCCAGGACTTCATCGGCACCATCCTCGATCAGATCGACGGATCGTTCTACTACAGCACGAGGACAGGGAAGTGGACGCTGAAGCTCGTCCGGAGCGGAGATCCAGTCGCGCTCACACTCGATCCGGATAATTGCAAACTGGTGACCTTCACGCGCAAAGCCCTGGGTGAAACAGTCAACGAGCTTACCGCCCAATGGGTGAACCCTGAGACGGAAGAGTTCCAGGCTATCACTGCCCAGGACACCGCCAACATCATGTCCACGGGGCAGACCATTGCCGGTTCCAAGAACTACCCGGGTGTGCGCAACGAAGCGCTGGCGGGCAGATTGGCCATCCGGGACTTGCGGGCGATCAGCGCCACCTTGGCCGCTGCTGAAGTGATCGCCAACCGGGAAGCCTGGTCACTGAACCCGGGCGACGTTGTCGACTTCAACTGGCCCGCGCACGGTATCTCGTCATTGCGAATGCGGGTGACCAGCACGACCCATACCCAGACGTCCCCGGATATCAAGATCTCCCTGATTGAGGATGTCTTCGGTCAGGACACCGCCTCGTTTACGGGGACCAACACTCCAGGCTGGGTAGATACCCGGCAGGAGGCCACCCAATTCGACGTGCTCGCGGCTTTCGAACTCCCGTTCTGGTACGTCTTCCAGGCCACCTCCGGCGTGGTCCCCGCTCCAGAAGTCACCTACGGATCTGTTCTGCCCGTTACGATCAACGATGGCGTCCAGTCGGCTGAGCTTTATGCCGAGCGCCAGCTCATCTCATCGACGGAGTACGAAAGGGTCGACAGCGGTAACCGGACACCGTCCGCACTCCTGAACACAGTTTTGACCCGTGCGGTGTCCAGCAACACGTCGGTGGTGTTGTCGAGCTTGACCGGTGCGGCGCTGATCGAGGCCGACACATTCGCGGTGATCGGTTCTGGGGAAGGTGCGGAGATGGTTCGTGTCGTAGGCGACTTCGCCGCAACGGGCTTCATCCTGCAGCGCGGCCTCATGGATACGCACCCGCAGGCCTGGCCCCTGGGCACGCGGATCTACTTCCTCGGTACGACCCAGTTCCCAGCGGATGAGACTGCTCGATCGATGGCCGAGTTGGTCAATTACAAAGTCACGATGCAGACCTCGATCAGTGCCACTGATGTCGACGACGTCCCCGTTACCCCACTTGCGTTGATCGGTCGCCAGGGCCGCCCTTACTCCGTGGCCAACGTCACGATCGGCGGCGCCTACTGGCCCACGAGTGTGGTTAACACGGATGGCTACCTGAACGTCTCGTGGAGCACCCGCAACCGGCTGCTGCAGAACGGTGACGTCCAGGTGCAGTGGAGCGAGCCAAGCATCGCCCCTGAACTCGGCTCCTCGGTTCTGGTCTTCGCTATGCAGGGTGGGGCTGTCGTATCATCCGTGCTCGTGGAAAGCCCGACCACAAACACGGCGATGCTGCCCCTCGGCGGGCTACCTGCGGGAGTGACGACTATCGTGGTGCGGACGCTGCGAGATGATCTCGATAATTACCAGGACTATTCCCACACCTTCACTCTTACCGCGGAATTGCTCACTGGTTGGGGTGCGGATTACGGTGCGGATTACGGCGACTGATCGCCAATTTAACTCGATGAGGTAATGAAATGGCAGCTTCCACCGGCCCGAACCTTGGCCTCTCCTACGGCTGGACACCCCGCAACGGCGGCATTCCCGGCGACAGCGGCTGGGGTGATCCCGTCTCGGCCAACTTCAAGAAAATGGACGCCCTGCTGGGCCTGTCCGTGCTTAGCGCGGCGGCGGCGGCTCCGGCTATCACGACGGACGGGACGCGCTACATCGTTCCCGCCGCGGGGGCAACAGGGGCCTTTGCAGGGAAAGCCAACCAGGTCGCCGTAAGGGTCGCAGGGGTGTGGGAGTTCCATGTTCCCGCTCGCGGCTGGCTCGCGGAGAACCAGGCGGGGGGCAACGTCATGAAGTTCAACGGGACCACCTGGGTCGACGTCGAAGTAGCTCAGCCGTATCTGGATGTCAGCAACCCTGGCGCCAACACGCTGGTCAATGGGGCGTCGTTTACGCAGATCCAGCTCTACACCAAGAACGAGGACACGGCCAACAGCTGGAACGGCACCACCTACAAATACACGCCTGCCGTCTCCGGCCTCTACTTGGTGGAAGCGATGGTGCGGCCCGTGCGCACTGGGACCAATCCGATGGGGACTGGGGTAAACCTGAAGCTCGGCTTTGGTTCTGCTGCAGCGGATGGCATCGACGTTGAGTGTGATACATCGACGGACCTACTACCGTTCACGTTGACCTTCTGCAAACCAATGCGCCTGGTCGCAGGGACCGCCTATTTCTTGTTCGGCAATCATACCTCAGCAACCCCCGTCGCTTTCACCTACGCGCAGCTCAAGCTCACACGTCTCGGGCTGTAATAACCGGAAGATGATTTGCGCCTTTGCCTGTAATATGCGATTCAACTATCAGTATTATATTCAACCAATTGCGGAAAAGGAACGGATCAATGGCCGACCAGGATTACCCAACTCTCTACGCCGACATGGAGGCCTCAGCGCAGCGCACGCGTAGCGCGGCGATTGCCTTCGAACATGTCCTTGGCGGTCCTGAAGCGGACATGGTGCCAGTCAACGGGTATCCCAACCAGCCGACGATTGCCGGCCGGGTAAAGGGGCGGCTTGACACCTTGGTTGAGCCGGTGGAAGCCGCAGTAGAAGAAGCGAAACGTTTCCTCGGGGCGTCTCTCGTGGCCCCGGTCGCGCGCGCAGATGGCT